GTTAATAGTACAGAAGTTAAGGATGGCGATATGTCAACGCAGTTTGTGTGGCTCGATGACAATCAGTCACAGATACCATTTAGAGATTGGCAAGTTGCACACTTCAGACTACTTACTAACTCACTTTACTTACCTTATGGTGTAAGTTATCTGAATGCAGCGCGTAGACACTGGAGGATGCTTTCTCTTATGGAAGATATGATGCTTATTTATCGTCTTGAACGTTCAATTGAAAGACGTGTATATAAGATATTCGTCGGTGCTATTGATGACGCCGATGTACCAGCATATATTGAGCAGATTGCAAACGAATTCAAGAGAACCCCAATTATTGACCCAATAACTGGACAGGTTGACCTTAGAAAGAATATTTTATCAGTTGACCAAGATATATTTATACCAGTTCGTGATGAGAATGCGCCAACGCCAATTGACACGCTCTCTGCTGCACAGAATATGACAGCTCTTGATGATATTAAGTTCGTACAGAATAAGGTGCTTACAGCGCTTAGAATACCTAAGTCATTCCTTAACTTTGAAGAGGCCGCTGGAGAAGGCAAGAACCTTGCGCTTATGGATATAAGATTTACGAGAACTGTCAATAGAATCCAACAGGCATTCTTGATGGAGCTTACCAAGGTTGCAACCATACATCTATTCTTGCTTGGTTTTGATGATGAATTGACCAATTTCACGTTGTCAATGAACAACCCGTCAACACAGGCAGAGCAGCTTGAAATTGAGAATATGCAGAAGAAGATTGATGCAGTTAGAGATGCAGTTTCAGACCCAGGCAACGGACTTCCAGTTATGTCTCAGACACGTGCATTGAAGCAGATTATGAAATGGTCTGATAAGGAAATCAAAGAGAACCTTGAAGAGATTCGTCTTGAAAAGGGCATTGCTGCTGAGCTTGAAAAGACAGCACAGATTATCAAGAAAACTGGAATCTTCGATACTGTTGATAGAATATATGGAGAACCTGGAGCCGAATACCAAGATGACCAGCAAGGCGGAATGCCAGGAGCAGATGGCGGCGCTGGCGGAATGGGCGGCGGCGGAGGAATGGGAGCACCACCACCACCAGCGGATTTCGGAAGTGAAATGGACGCAATGGGAGCACCTGGTGCAGATGATACTGGAGATATGGCAGGACAGGAAGGCTCAATGCCAACTGGGGATATGGGACCAGACCAGACAGGGCAACCAATGGAATCCATCAATAGGAAAAGAAACGTTATCAATGAACAGAAGAACCTGTTTGAACAGTATCTTTCCTCACTTACTGGTAACACGCATGCACCTAAGGAGACAAAATACGAGAGAGTTAAAGTATATGACAGCGACTCGCTTCTTATAAATGAGGAATTCGACAAGATGATTAACGCTCTTGGAAAGTTCGTTGACGATAAGGATGCAGAGGATGAGATATAAAAAGTAAAAAGCGTGATGAGAATGTCACGCTTTTTATATTTCTTAGATATTTATAAAGAAAAATGTATTGATATGAACAAGAAGGATAAAAGAGAGTTTTTAAACTACATAAAAATCATCACAGAGGCGCTTGAGAGGGAGAATTTCGACGCATATGATGCTGCTGTAGAGATGCTTAATGAGGAAATCAAGGAACACAGGCATCAGAAGGAACTTGAGAAGCAGCTTGATACGACCAACTTTGGTGTGCTTAACCATATCTTTGAGAGTAGACTGCCAGAGCTTTTCAAGACCAATAAGGCTGCTGTTAAGAGCGTTATGAAGCTTATCAAGGAGGACCAGAATCTTTCATCTGAGTTTAAGTTCTATGACACCATAAGAAAATATAAAGGTAATATAACTGAGACAATTGACCCAACTACATTACTTGCTAAATTCAATGAGACAGCCGAAACATATAAGTTTATTGATAAGGATACAATCATAGAGTCAAATAAGAAGTTTAGAAAGGTATTGAAAGAAAATAACATCATCCCAACTGAGTTTCTTACAGAAGAAGAAAAGAAACTTTATGATGCTGGACATATTGTTCTTACAAAGAAGAAGAATTTAAATAATGTTGTTACATTAACAGAGAGCTTCAATTCGATTACCAATTATATGGACTCCCACAAGAATGATACAGTTAAAGAAAACAGTGACCCAAGCAAACTCATAAGAGAGTTTGAGGAGAGACTGAAGGACACTCTTACAGAGTCTGAAATGTCTTTTGTACAGCAGATTACTGACTGGAGAAGTCCACTTGCTGAACAGAGGAAGGAAAAGCTTTTTAATAAGTTCAAGAACGAATGCATTGACAAGGTTAATGAGATGCTTAAGGAAGATGCAGGCAATGTTGAGCTGGAGGCTCTTAAGAAACAGCTTGAGGAACAAAAATTTAATAAGGATTCAATAGTGAAGGATATTGCAAAATTACTTGAGATAAGGGATATTTTGCTTGATAAGTAAATTTTTATTATTAAAATAACGAATTAAATACATATTATAGTATGAATAAGAAATTAATTAGACTAACAGAATCAGACTTGCACAGAATTGTGAAGGAGTCTGTTGGTAAGATATTGAAAGAAATGGATGGAGACCCTATTGGAGACCAAGTTCAAGAGCCTAAGTATAAGGAAGGCGATATTGTATATTGGATGTATTGTTATAGTGGCGTATTTCCAAACTTCTATAAAGTGATTAAAGTAGGTCCTAGGTCTATCTGGGTTTCAAGGATGGGGTCTAAGCATAGTAATGTTACTATGGGATATGGAAGTTATGATGCTGTTCCAGATGAGAGTAATGTTTCAGATAAAGTAAAGAGAATTTCATTAAGACCTAATGGAGTAGCTTATGTTACATATTATGGTCATAAGGAATCATTAAATGTTTGGACTGGAAAACCAATAAATTGCATGTCAGATTAAAGTTATAATCTATTAAAATATGTGAGCGAATCGTTCTGATTCGCTCATTTTTATTTTCGCATAATGCTTGTTTTTCCAAGTTTTTTTGTTATATTTTATATGTAAAAAAAATTACAATGAAGAGGTTAAAAAAAGAATATAGTTTAGACGTTTGTAACCATATTGTTTTAAAATATGGAACAGTAAACAGGGATAACCCACAGGTGATATATATTTCTGGTAAATGCTGGGTATCGCCTAAGGATGAAATGGATTATGGCAAGACCATATCTGAAATAGAGAGAAATATGAGGAAGAATATAAAGAACCTGTTAATGGATGGTATAAATTTCGAGAAGAAATTTATATTGGATTTCGATATAAATGTTGATGGTTTAGCCCCTTACAGAAAGAGGTTTCTTTCATTTGATTTTTATTTGAGACAAAATGAAAAAAACAAGAAAGATTTATCCTTGCTTAAACCATTGTTAAGTGGAAAAGTCAGTACAATATCAAATAATTTGGTATATTCATTCAGAGAAAACAATTTTCAGATAGAAAAGAGAAAGTAATGATATATTTATTATAAAATATAAAATATGAGCAAGATTGTAAATATATCAGAGGATAAATTCAGAAAGGCGCTTAGAAACATTGTAAAAGAAGCGGACGATGTTTACAATAATTATGAAGCGTTTAAGGGTCAAATGGGAGACGAAGCGTTACCAAATCCAAATGATAGAAGTTCAGAAAATCACGATATGGGTACTGTTGATGTAAATAGTATAGACCCAACAGCTTATAAGCCAAATGATAATATTGGGATTGAGAATCCAGATTTGTAAATAGGTGATAAAAACTATGGAAATTGTAAGATTAACAGAGGCGGATTTACATAATATCATTAAACGGACTGTGAATGAATCGTTGGGTAATACTATCCAAATCCAGCTTATCAATGGCTATTTTTATCCAGTAGATTCGTTAAGTAAAAGCATACTTTATGATGAATATAATTTGGAAAGAATACCAGAAAATAAATTTGATGTGTTGACACCAAGATTTGTTCGTGATGGGTATAAATTGGCCGTAGCTGGTTATACTCCAAAAGAAAAAGAGTTTAATAGGCCAAAAGGGTCAACAATAGGAGGGGAACCACATCAAGTAAAAGACCCTTGCGCAAAATGTGGATATAAAACAAAAGGGGTGTGTGATTCTGGTGAATGTGGAAAGAAATGTTTTAGGTTATTCAGCAATAAAGCGAAGCATTGAGCTTCGCTTTTATCGTTTTTTATGAATTCAATATATTTTTAATTTTTTGTATTTTTTCTGATATTAAGTCTTTATTTTCTCCCTTTCGCTCTGTGTTTTCTAGCCAAGGTCTAAGAGCTTCTGCTCCATTAGTTGTAACCCAAGCATTATTTGTTGACGGGTCACTAACCACGTCCCAGCATATAAGCTCGAAATCGTCTCCCACTATATATTGTCCTAATTTCTGTTCAACTGAGCCCACGCCTCTTGAAGACACGCCAATCTTGATTCCATTGAGAAGAAGGTTGGCCATCTGGTCTCCACGCGTTGAAACAATTCCATATTTTCTGAATCCGTGTGATGTGTTAATCATACACTTTCCAACAAGTGTTCTACCCTCCCAGTGAAGTTCTGTTATGTTTATTGCAATCCTATCAAGGTCAATTGTTGACTCTGCTGGGTGATTAAGTTCACCTATAGCATTACTGTCCTGTATTTTTTTCTGATAAATTTCTACCTGTTTCTTTAGAACATTTTCTGGATATATTCTCCCATTAGCATTTTTAATTCCGAATTTCTGAAATACTGCATCAACAATGAATGGGTGTGGTACGTGCCATTCCCCATCTATACCTTCTGTTATCTTCTGAGGGTTCTTGAGGAACATATATCCGTCTTTCTCTATTAGGATACCGTGCCCTGTTTTACCTTCCTTTATTATTTCAAGTTCCTTTTTCATTACTAGTAATTTTTTATTATAAATATTTCACACTCTTTAAATATTTATATAATAACTATTTAATCGCAGATATACGAAAATATCTGTAAATCAACTTTTTTAATGGATTTACAAAGTTTTTTTGTATTTCTGGTATATTTATATTTAAAATAATAACGTATTTAAACTATTTTCTATGAACAAGATTAGAAGCAAAGTAGTAAGAGAATCTTTATTGGATTACAATACACTCGCAAATTCTTTGAAAGAAAATACGGAGAGTGCAGTCAAGACTCTTCTTGATGAGGCTGTGCGTGATACATATGCCAAGTTATTGTCTGAGGGTGACGAGGACAATGATGAGGATGAGTACAAAGAAGATGAAGTGGAAGATACTCAAGATTCTGATATTTCAGACGATGCCGAGGACGATGCAGCATCTACTGATGAAGTAGATGGTGTTGACGCTGGTATGGAAACTGACGAAGCCGATGATACTGAGCTTGATGGAATCGATGCTAATGGCGAAGATGAGATTGACGACGTTGAAGTTGGTGACGACAGTGATGGCGATGAATGGGCAGAGTTTGATAAGTATAAAGTATCAGACGATGAGTATGACTTCTCTAATGCGGAAGACGAGGAAATCGTAAAGGTTTACAAACTAATGAAGAACGATGACCAGATTCTAGTCCATAAGGACGATGATAAGGTTAAGATTCAAGACAACGAAACTGGAGCTGAGTACCTAATCGACCTTGGTGGAGATGATGAGGCTGCTGGTGTCGCTGCTGTTGAACCAGGAGAAGACGAAGCAGACTTTGAGCCCGAAATGGGCGACGATGCTGAGGGTGATGAAATGACTGATGATTTCAGTGATAAAGATGATTTTGAAAATAATGACATTGACGATATGAAAGAATCAACAGAAAGAATGTTTGAGCTTGTACTAGAGTATGACTCAAACGTAGGATACACTGACAATTATCAGAAAAAAGATGTAATGACAAATCCAGGCATGTCAGAGCCAGGTAAAAATGTAAACGACTGGGATGCTGGTGTACCAAAGGGCGATGCAAAGCCTTGGTCTGGCTATCCAGGTAAGAAAAATAAAGCAGACAAGCCTTTCAACGCAGGCAAGGGTAAGCAGGTAGAAGAGGAAATTGAAGATGCCGAGGAGCTTGCAGAGGGTGCAGTAAACGAGCTTAAAACAAATGCTGAGCACGCTGCAAACAATGGTAGCACTTCAAGAACCGATGGTCCTAACAACCCACGTAGACGTACTGGACGTAGTTTCCATACTGCACAAAGGGGACAGGAAAAGGGTACTGCCGACAATGCTTACACATCTGGTGACGGTGATGCAAATAACGTAACAGTTGACGTTAAGGTTGAGAGCATTATGAAGAGAGTTAACAAGACCCTTAAGGAGAATAAGGAACTTAAGGAAACTCTTACAAACGTAATGTCATCACTTAAGGAAGCTGCTGTAACCAATCACAACCTTGCACAGATTATAAAGCTTATTTCTGAGAACTCTACCACACAGGATGAGAAGAAGGAAATCATTGGAAGGTTTGCTAAAGAGGCTAAGACCATCGATGCTTCAAAGAGCTTGTATGAGTCTATTAGCAATGACTTGAAAAAGTCACACAAGATGAACATCACTGAGGACAAGAACCTTACGGTTGAGAGTTCAAAGAAAATCAATGAGACTCCAATTTACAAGTCACAGGACATTATGGAATCTCTTGACCTTATGCACAGAATGATGAAATAATATAATTTTTTAGATTTTGTGTATATTTATAATAAAAAATAACTTAAGTTAAAACTTCATTTATCTATATGAAAGAATTTTTATCTAGTGGCGTAGTTGGTAATATTGAGTACAACGCCCAGAAACAGATACGTGAGAGCATTCAGAACCGTTGGGACCAGCTCGGCTTTACCGAGGGTCTTCCAGAGGGTATCAAGGAGAATGTTGCTACGTTGTATGAGAATGAGGCTAAGCAC